TCCCGATATGTACGAGCAAAAGCATTTTGATCTCCAGTGATGGCATCGGGAACGATGTAACCAACGCGATCATTTGGTTCTAAGTTTGCAATAACGCGTGGAACACGGATTTGTCCGTCAACACCACGACTAATTGGATCCTGTTTGAAAGTAGAACGGCTATACGCACTCAAGCTACCAAAGCCAGAGTTTGCTGCAATGGAAGGACGTTGAACCGCACCATCACTACCAGACTCCATTAAATCTGTTTTGGGACGTGATGACAAAAGAGTTGGGTTACCAAAGAACTGAATGTTCTTCCGCATGGTGCGCACCAACTCATCATGCGTCACGATGTGATTAGCTACGGCATCAAATTCTCCGTAACCATCCATGGAAAATCCTTTAGGGTTGTTGAAAATCTCAACACAAGGAATAAAACCTAAAGAATTTTTAAAGGTTTTAGTTTTACCTGGATTGGCAAAAGAAGGCATTTCGAAAGACATCTCGCCTTCCGAATGCGTTTCTTCAATTTGCTTTGCTTTAATTGAAAGTTTGATATAACGTTTAGCACCTTGGTCTGCCGTTGTGGTACCACCAGTCATGTTGGTGACATTAATATTGTCGCCAAAGCCAAAACCACGACGCACCTTGTAGCTGTAGATGATGACCACCTCTTCCAGTTCACCATCTACGTTGTAGAAACTGCGATACTCGTGCTCTCTGAAAAAGTAAAGCCTGTAATTCTGCTTAGTTGGTCGGATATAAAACAGGCCTTTACCGTCGCACAGAAAATAATCCCAAATGGAATCCAAGCGGGTATCCAATTGGTTGTACTTCAGCACACGATCAATAAAGTCTTTACGCTGATTGCCAAAATTATCTTGGCTTGGGAAGAACTCAACACCCTGACGGATGCCAAACAATTTCATCTGTGCCAGGTGAGAGGCAACAACGCTCGTGTCAACAACTGCGTTGCCATCTTTTTCGATGTACGCATTGATGATGTCTTGAAGTCTGGCGTTCGAGCTAGTTGCCATTCACCTTTTACCCTTTATCTGTTTGAATCTTAGCAGTTTTCCTATCTTGTTTTTTCTTTTGAAGCCAACGCTTGAAAAAATCTACTTCGACAGGAGTATATAACTCGGGATGCTGTAGTGCCTGTTTGACTAATTTTTTTGTTTTCACATTACACCACCAAAGTAAAGTCCTGCCTGACCAAGCTGAGGACCTTTGTAAAACTGTGCGTTTGCAAGGCCAGCCATGTTGCCAATAGCATTTGGGAGATTGCTGCTACCCATGGCCATTGGTAAACCTAAAGGTGCAGAACCAGGCATTTGCTTAGGTCCTGGCACACCATAAACACCTTCGATTGCCCCTTTATCTTCACCAGGAAGAACTGGTTGGCCTGCGGGTTTTTTCTGTGGAATTACAAAACCTGCACCAAATGGATTACCGGCAACACCGGAGCGAGGATCGTTGAGAATAAAGTGATCCCGATCAATATCTACGCGAAACGGATTGTAGTCAGGGGAATTTAAATATCGTTGAGACGGTGGAACAACAAGTTGAGAAGGATCAAAACGTGCTGCCGGAGGACGCATGGCACCTTCATTGCCCATGCCACCACCATAAAAACCACCTGGTTGAGTTGTATAAAGCATTTACTTCTGTATCGATTTTTTTATTTTACTCGTCTTCTTCCAATTGATACAAAGATGGTTCGGCAACTTTAGAAATGTGGATACCATCACCTTGAATATCCCAATTCAAAATGTCGCCTTCCTTCCAACCCAATTCTTCCATCAGTTCATCGGGAAAGGTGAGAAACTGTTCACCGTTCTCATCTTCTTCCACTTCAAGGATGTAGCTCATTTTGTTAAAAGTTTTTCCATTAGCTTATCAAGTTTATTATTAATTTCGCGAAAATTGTCATGCATTTCTTTGATTTCCCTCAGGAAATCTACTTTGAGAACGTAATCCAAAGGCATGCGGTTGATTTGGTCTTCCAAAATGTCAATCCTTCTTTTTTGGGCGTTTGTGTAATTAAACGCTTGTTGGATGTCCTGGTTCTGACGGTTTAAAATTTTGTTGGCAACCCAGGTACCCCCGCTTACTGCAGAAGCAATTGCCGTTACAGCTAAAGCAAGGTATTCTGGACCCACGGTTATGGAGCTACTTTTCTTCTTATTCTAAGTTCAAAAATCAAGGTGCAGCTCTCCCTTCCTGGCAAGCCCGGTTACCAACCAAACCAAAGCATCAACACAGTCATCATGACCACTAACGCCGAAATTCGTGAGTTCCTCGAAGAGATTTGTGAAGTTCCGGTAACGATTGAAGATAATTTTTCTATCTTCAAACATGCCGATGATGCCTCTGAACCGTGCGAGCTTATCTGCACGGAAACCCTTGACTGGGTGCCAAATCAAGTTGTAGAGACCTTCGTTGTTAAGGCAAACCCGTTTAAAGTCAGCTTCGAGGGAAGCTTGGTATTGGACAGCTTCTGACCAAATATCACAAGTTGAATAGGTTGGAAAGTAATTATTATTATCATCTTTACCAACAATTGACCAATCGTTAAGGAGTTCTTTCATCACATCTAATTTCTCAAGGTTACCCATAACGCGAATGCGTCTGTAATCAATGATGTGAATGCAGTCGCCAATGCGACCGCCCAAAATCATGACAGTGTAATCGTTCTTTTCCTTGATCCCTGCTGACAAGTCAACCCCAATACCGAGTGTGTCAAACTCAGTTGAAATTTCAGCTTTAACAATTAACTCTGGAGCCAGGGAAAGTTCGTTTTGACGAACAATCTGATTCATGTATTGAAACGAAAATGCAATTGGTGCTTGCCTTTTCTTTTCTTTTAGATAATCCAAAGACCACATTTCAGGCCAATAAGATTCTTCATCTCCAGTTTTAGGGTTGGTTTGAATTGCCGAAAGAATTATCTGAGTCCAATTATTTTGTTCGTTAAAAGTTGTGGCATGAATATCATCATGTCTGAATCTAGTACCCAGGCAAATTGCTCTGGCTCCCTCAAACATGGTTGGTGCAATCACTGCATTCCAGTTGTCCTGCATCATCTTTCTGATGTCAGGATTAGAAATATCTGCAGCAGATTTGATGGCGTCATCAATCATTACCAGATGAGAACGCTTAGATGTCACTGAACCCTTTAGACCAGCAGCGCAAAGCGTAAATTGTTCATCACCAGTTACATCAATACCCGCAAATTTATGGTCAATGGACCAGTATTCATTACTGGTGACGTTTTTAAGAAGACGAACAGTTGGGAAAACTTCTTGATATTTTTTACTTTCAATGATGCGTTTAATAGTTGCAGACTTGGAACGTGCAATATCAACTGTGTACGAAAGGTAAAGAATCTGAAGGGGGAGCTTGGCTTGCGCATGAGTACCAATAGCCCATGCAGTTAGCAAACCAAGGATTGTACTTTTGGCCGAACCCCGTGGAGCCAAGAGGTCAATATTGGGGCCTGCAATTTTTAACAGACAACTACTATTTTCACCCGTAATAAAATGACGATGCCAATCCAGGTGATGTTTGGCTGGTTTTTTCTTTTCGTCTAAGTATTCGCAGAAGTAACTAAAATCTTCGCGAGCACGCTCAATGGTTTCTAGATTTTTTTGTGGCTTAACATTGTACTTCTGTGCAGCAGCCTTTGCATTGCGACGATACGCAAGATGGACGTATGAAGGCACAGAACTAATTCGGAGTATTACTAAATACTAACCGACAGCACAGGCTTAACTGAGTTTATTGGTATCAAAAAAACTTGCGATAGTCAAAAACGCCTGGATTTTGATTACTCATGGGGGCATTCAAATCTTCAGATTCATACGGAGAGCTGTATGGTTTTTGTCCAGAAGAAAGTAATGTTTGGAACAGTTCTTCGTTTTCTTCTGTACGAGCATTCATACGCTTAGCACGCGCTTCTGACATTTGTGCAGCAAATTGATCATTCAATTTTTGGCCCGCAACTGGGACTTGACCACCACCGCCCATTACTTTGCCTCCTTGCGTTTTTGTTCTCGGTATTTACGTGCTTTATCTAATGCCGCCCGACGTTTTTCTTTGTCGGACATTTCAGAACCATCTTCATTTTTGGCTTCTTTTTTCTTGAAATGTTCAAGAAGTTCAGGCGGCAATTTTCCTTTAGACATTATTGATTAACGATTCTGAAGACTGCGCATACGTTCTACAAGCTGCTGATATTCTGGCGTACCAGCATCTGGCATCCGGTTACTACGTCCAGGACCAAAAGCAATACCTGAACGCAAACCAGGGCCTTGACCTGCACCACCAAATGGAGCACCAAATGCAGTTGCACCACGCTCTACAGCACCGCCTGGTGTGATCTCAGCAGTACCTTCCCGCTGCGCCTCACCCCGTTGGAGATCACGATAAATTTCTTCACGGCGACCAGAGCGATCACGCTCACGTGTCAATTCATTACGACGGAAGTAAGCTTCTTCCATACCAGGGGGAAGTTGGGTGCGTCCAGTGGCGGGGCTTTCGTTGGGAAACATAGAAGCCTCACCAGTTTGAGGTGCGTTCTCTGCAACCTCAATGGCTTTTTGACGTTGTGCAACACCTTCGCGAGCAGACTGAGCAGCTTGCAAGCGGCTTGCTGCAGAGCCAGCTAAACGTTGGTTTTGTGTTTCGGCGCCCATGGTTCTTTATTTATTGAATACTATTTTAAACAGGGGTAACGCTACTCCTCTAGTTGCATTCTAGCCCATACACTCATTGACGCTTCCTGTAAGGGACCCTCAATGGGATCGTCTTTGAAGATGAACATCAACTCACGAATTGCACGGTCTGCTCCAGCCATCAGAAGACCTTTGCGATCTCTGGAGGCTGTAAACTGCTCAATCTGTGCAATGGCACCACGGAGTTCTTTTTGCATGCTGGCAACACGTGCCACACCTGCATCACGCTTGACAACTTCTAATTCAACAGCATTACGTAATTTACGGATGTCCTCCTGCATCTCTTCAATTTCATACAGAAGAGTTTTGCGATGGTCCGCTTTTTTATAATGGCTGTTTACCCACAGATCACATGAAACAATGCTTCCGGTATACCCTAAGAAACGGGAATACAAGAAGCATTCAATAATTGAATTATTTTCTTTTGCAAAAGAGCAAAAAGATTCTTGAACAGAGGAATCAAGATTGTCGACCCATTGGTCAAAAATCTCAATATCGATAAGCTCGTTGGGCCTGGTTGTAGTCGCGCTCTTCGTCCTTCTGCTTGAATTCTTGCTGTTGTCCGGCAGAGGTACGTTGTTCTGTTGCGCCTTTACCAATGGTTTCTCGTTCTTGAGCACCGGTTTCCTCCATCTTCTTCTTTGAGAACTCGTATGCTACACCAGCTGCTTGGCGATATTTGTCAATATCAAACCAGTCGTCTGTATTGTAAGTATCGAGAATGTCAGTAGAAGTTGTCGTGGCCATTCTAGTAATTTAAATCAGAAGTTGCTCATCATGCCGGCTAAGCCGGTAGCAAAGATATCGCGACGGCCTTCAACGCTTTTCTGGCGCTGTTGACGTTGCTTGGAAGATTCCAGACGATCAAGCAGTTGCTCAAACTTATTGATATCAAAATAATCTTCAGATGTACCAGCGACGGTCATGACAGTTCCATAACTAATGAATTAATTATAAGAGGTACTTTCCTAGAAATTAAAGGCACCAACCAAGCTTTTATAAATATCCCCCTGTGCAGCAATTTTTTGTACGTCTTTAGCGCCTTCGTTTTTAATTTTTTGAGTCTCTTTATCGATATCCCCTTGAAGATTGGTCAAGCCGGCACTGTAAAGAAACTGGCGAGAATCACGAACATTCTGCAACTGTTGTTCCAGTTCTGCAGGAGTGCCTTGAAACTCGTCGGCAAAACTCGGAAGGTTGACTTTGGTACGTGCTGCCAGGTCGCCACCGTAAGTAGGCAGTAAATTTTTATCAAACTTAAAGGTTCTTTTACCAGTACCAATGCCTTGCGCATCTTTTATTTCGTCACCATACATGGTGTCGTAATAGGAATCCAGATAGCTGCGATTAAACTTCTTCTGATATTCCTGGCCTTTATAAAGAGATTCTTTAAGTTCGTTAACAGTCTGGTAATACCCCCCTTTAAACCGTTCAAGGCCTGCTGCTTCTTCTTCTGCGGTTGCTTTACGCCCCAAGATTTCTTCATAGGCAGCGCCCAAACCAGTTTGAAAACGTTGGGGAGCAATCTCTTCCGAATATAATTTGGCAAATTGGTTGACATCACCTTCTTTGCCGGCCATGTCGTACTTAGTTGTGTACTCGCGCAAATAATCTTGAGCTTGAGTAAAACCAATTAAACCACTACGTAGTTGGCCTTCAATTGAAGTTTTGAAAGGATCATAACCAGCGGTTGCAGATGCTTGGCGTGCAGCCTCTGCCGCAGTAGCGGCCTGCTCTTTAGCAGTGATACGTCCTTCTTCTCTGGTCGCTTTTTCACGATAGAAAAGTTTATCTGCTTCTCCATACGCTAATTCTTTTTGTTGCAGGTCATATAAATTCGCATCTCTTTGGGTTTGATATGCAATTTGCTGATTAGCCATCGTTTCATTAAACGATGCTGCACGATCAGCACGAGCATCAGCTTTAAGATCTAAAGCATTGCGACGTTCGGCGGCGGCCCTTTGCTCAGCAAGAACGGATTCACGATATGCAGCTTGCCGAGCAGCTTCCTCACGTTCATATTGCAATTCGTTTGCGCGAGTTTGCGCAGCAATCGCAGCAACCATTGCTGAATTATCCTTAGGTGCTTTCCCGCCGCCCATATCTAATACTTACAAGTAGTTGATTTTATTTTAACTCAAGCTTTATCCATAAGGCCCAAAGCCTGCAGAGTAGTTTCCAAACATCTTATCCAAAACACCACGATTAATTGCAACTGATTCTTTAATTCGCCCTTGACGTTCTTTCTCGGCCAGTTGACGAGCTTCTGGAGAAAGAGCAGTACCAATACTTTGACGTTGACGGTATCCTTGCTCTGCTGTCTCCATTGGATCCTGAAAGAAAGCTTTGAATTTACCTGCGCGTTCTGCCAGTTGTTGATTTTGAGTGTTTAAAAGACTGGTGTTAGCAAATGCATTATCTGCAGTTCTTAGTTCATTGCTGGTGCCAATAATGGAATTAAGGGCATCCATAGATTTACCAGAGAGCATGTTACGCATCTCGCCAGCTTGGCCAATCATGCCACGTTGAATATCACCCTGATTTTTAGTCAAGAATGCATTCATCCCATAAATGTAATTATCAGTACGCGCATCTTGTCCTGCCTTCATGTTTAGAAGGTCAGCAATTCCTCTATAACCACGATCCAGGCGGTTCTGGCCCATCGCCATGGACGTGCCATACAGCGACATTAACGCAGTATCCCTTGCCGCATTGGATTGAATCTGAGCGGCATTGGCTTGGGCTCGGCCTTGGAAGATACCGCCAACTGCACTTCCAATTGCGCCAACGCCTGCAAAAATTGCTGAGGCTGGATCGATAATCATCTTGCTACTTCCGCTTTTGGCAATTGGTTTTAAACCGTTATCGGCAACTGTGTTAAGTGCCCCAGTCCCAAAAGCCTGATCATAGAAATTCAGGTTTGAACTGCTCCCAAAAGCCTGCTCATAAAAAAGCCTGCTCATAATAATTTGGGTTTAGGCTGCTTTCCATTTATTCTAAATTAGAAATATGTTGGTGCTTGTCCGGCCTGAACCGCAGGAATATTCATGGGACTACGAACAGCGGCATAAGCTGCTGCCAAACGATCACCCGAACCTGCCAGCATGTCCGCAGCATAGCGTGCAGCTTCTGGCGTACCGTATGGATTCATGGACATTGCAAGACCTTTAGTCAGATCTCCTATTCCTTGATTCAAACTATTGAACATGAATGACTTCCAACCTTTTTTGGTTTGGTATTCATCAGCCAGTTCTAATTGGCGTTTTTGCTCTTCTGGAGACATTTGTTTTTTATACATATCTATCAACCCCGTTACCAGCTGCGTATCTGCAGTTGGGAATAAATTCTGCATCAACTGAGGACCAAAAAGTTTTTTCTCTTCTGCA